ATATTGTTCGGCGCATATTTTGAGACGGTGAAGCGATACTTCAAGAGTAGTCTTCTTGTATAGCAACTCTTGGTTTTTTAAATTCGTTCTGACAGATTGATGGCAAAGGTCAACACCCCGTCCAAATGGAATATTGAATTGCAGGGATGCACCCCAATTTAATGCGTAATTGTCCTTCTCAAATCTTGGGATCTCTGAGTAATACTTTATCTCTCCCGTATCATCGTCATAGATAGGCGTTCTCGTGATTGTTTCTTTAGGTCTTGCAAAACTATGAGAATTTACAACATAAGGCGACAAACTAACATTAGGACTAACACATTGGATACCTTGAGAAAATCTATTTGTTACACCCGATGATGGGATTATTTGCGTAGCATTGTTGTTAACGACTCCAGAGGAATTACTACTCGGCGAAGCCACAGTTGTATTTGCTATAACAGGAGTTTGACCCCCTATTAATAATATAATTGCTACTGACCGAAGATGCTTATTGACTCGCTCTGTTGCGTTGTCTCGACAGTTCGAGATACGTTTACAATTGACTCCAGACCAGGTGAAGTTACATGTTCGATTAGAGAAAATGGGGCGGCCTCGTTGACTATTTGCCATTGCGGAATCGTCTCCATTTGTGGACTTGTCCAGTTGTAATTAACTCCATTAATTGTTTGGGTCGTGGTGGATGTTGCAGAAGGATTAATAACAGTTCCTTCTTTTGGTTTGATATTTTGACCAGCAGCACTATATGTATATCCTGTGTTAAATGAATGGCTGGTCACTGTTTCCGTCAGTACAGATTGGCTAGTGCTAGAAACACGCATTTCTCCTGACCTAAATGTTGGAACTAATGGTGCTGCTACTACGGTTTGACCTGCTATAAATGATATAAGTAGCAGCGTTAATTTAATCAATTAATATCTCACTTTTTATACTTCCAATAGCTGTCGTATTCTCGCCTCCCGCCGTAAGCGAGATAACACCAGCCGATGTCACCCCACCAGCTAATGAACCTGCTGTGCCTCCTTTTGTACTTGTTTGATCACTGAAATTGCCCACTGTGCCTACTGTTGGAGCTGCACCACTCAGAGCATCGCCCTGAAAATAACTAGATTGAAAACTATATGACTCGCCTCCAGTAGCGTTCTGAGTCGCAACCACAGTACCGGGGTTATATATTCCTGATGTGATTGTTCCTGCTGATAGCTGCCCAGCGTTATCACCTATCGCAGTATCCACCCCACTGCCCGAAATGCTAAACGTACTCGGCATCCTAGTAGAACTGGTTGAAGCAGCTCCAACTGTAATCTGAGCCGAAGAGACTATGGAGTGTCGTATTTCAGCTTGAGCTGGTGCAGCTAAAAGAAGAAAAAGGACAAACGGTTTAATCATTTGTTCGTCGTGGTCGTAGTCTTATTGTCTAGTATAACTTTATCTTTCTTATTGTTACCATTCCCACTGCCAGGTTTTTTAACTTTAATTCCTGTTACTGTCGAAAGCACTTGCGATAATAAGCCGGCTGCAAAAGTCGTGTCTATGACACGGGTTGTGTTAGGCGAAAGGTATGAATACGATATGACCCCCAAGCACCAACAGAGAATAATACTGCAAAAAACACTTGCTAATAGGGATGGTTTCTCTTCGCTACTCTTAACGTCTTCTTGTTCATCCATAATTGCTCTACGGCCATGTAGCTACTATTCTAATGATAAGTGCAACTTATTTATGCTTCTTTTAGTACGACCAATTCTTTTTGCTTTTCTTAAAAGCGAAAGCACTAAAAAACTAATCATTGATTTATTACATGCGTTAGCTAAGTCAACAGATAACACACTCGACGATGGAGCAGTGGCCCTGATTGAGCGAAGTTTAATGAAAACGAAGAAATGAATAATGAGTTAAAAAATAATATGGATCGTGTGAAATATCAAAACGATCTATATGAAAAATCAGGCCGATCAGATCCGTCTCACCCTATGACTTGCCTTTTTACTGGTCTTCATTTAGAAGAGGAGCAAAGGGAAAAGGGCTAGGGGGCTGGAACGAGGATGTGTTGAGCATGTTCTGATCTTCTACCGTCAGGCCATTTAACAACGTAGTAGTAGGAAATACGATTCCTTACGTTGTATTTGTCCTTTACTTCAATGACCGTACCCACTGCTGCACCTGTTGCTAAATAAACGCCTGTGTTTATTTTTTTATTAACTTGATCGTTAATTTTGTATCTGGGGGTTGGCATTGTTAGTCGTGGAAATTTGGAATAAATACTTCTCTTGGATATGGAGGTTCCCATAGAATTGGTTTTCCATTTTCGTGGTCATACTCTCCATTTCTAAGAATCCGAGCACACCTAGCCATTGTTAAAACAGAAGGTGTTTCCTCTGGTTTCTTTTTTGCTGTCTTTATATAAGTAGCTTTTACGAGTTCCCATAAATCATGCTGATCAGTAGCCCCTGCAATGATCTTGGCTGCAGTTTTTGGACCTACACCTGGACAGCCTGGGTATCCATCGCAAGCATCTCCAGTTAAAACCTGTGTATAGAAAGACAAATCAGCTTCCCACTCAGAGATCTCTTGCAAAGAACCTTCTGAATCAATATGGATTCCAGGAATAGTTCTTAGATCTTTATCTCTTGAATAGATAACGTCATCTTCCTCATAAGAAATACCAACTACATCATCGGCTTCGACATTGGGTAACGTGAGGATGGGCCATGTTTTATTAAGCCACTTCCGTAATGCTGAATACCCTGCAGGTTTTCTGTATTTGAGGCGATTTGATTTGTAAAAGGGATAGACCGAATAGCGGTAATTCGTCCTGTCACCCACGGCCAAGAATATTTCATGGTTGGGGGCAAATGATTGAACACGTTCGATTTCTGAGGTGATGGCATCTTTGGCTTCAGTGATACGACATTGATAAGTCCAGACATCTGGAGAGAACTCAACTTCATATTCCGCGCTAGAGGCGCAACGATAAAGATCAGGCTCTACGTCATAGATCAATTTCGGCTCGGTCATGGTTTTGTTTCGCAAGAATTAGTTTTGCTTTAAGGAGTTTTAGTTCAGCTATCCGATCATCAATAGCTTTGAGTTGTTCTTCTCGCCAAGAAGTAGAAGTCATTTTTCGTGATAGTCCTTAATCCTATGAAGGGCTTCTAAATAGCCATCCCACCACATAGATTTGAGCTTGTTACCTTTATCAAACTCATCGCAGTAAGACTCATTAGCGTCAATGATCATGGCTTTGATCGTCTCCTGACTTACTTTCACTGGAGTCTTTTTCGGCGGTGTCGTTTGGAAAAGAGTCGTATCCAAGAACGGAGCGTATATTTTCGAGATCAGCGACTCGTTTGGCATAGTCTCTTTCATTTTCTTTGTAAATAATGGTGCAAGATGTTGGATAAATTTCAGTAACCATTGCTTTCTTCCAGGTAGAACCAAAGAAGAAGTAAACAGCTTGTGCTTTTCTGAGTTGATTCCAATTCAGAACGGGATGGCCTGGTCTTCCCATGTGTGATTTAGAGATTGGGTTTGTTCGTCGAAGTGAAATGAGCCTGCATACCCAGTCCGTCCCAACATTCGATTTTTCAAGCATTGGGAGTGAGTAGTGTGTTCTCCTCTTTTTCTAGAGAGGGCCCAAATCGTGTCTGACAACTGGACAATTCCATGTGAACCGCGAATGTTATGTAGCTCTGGTGAACTACCGTTTTCAAAATTTTCTCCACTAGAGGAGCGATTGAGATGACTGATAGCGAACACTGTGCATTTAGTAGCAGCAATGAAACTTCTGATCTTGGTGATCATCGAATCCAAATGTCTTGTGTCTTGAGCTAAACCACTACCAATAATCGTTAGATGATCAAGGTAGAGATGCTGACAACCAAGACTCATAACCATGTACTTCATCCTTTGGAGGATGACCTTTTCATCAAGCGATCCAAAATGATCAAACAACTCAAGGTTTCCAGAACCCGTAACAAACTTGTCAGCTTGTGCGATGTTCTGAACTTGTTCATCAGTTAGTCCTGCATAGTTTTGTCGAGCGTGAAGCTGCAAACCAGAGGCCATTCCAACGAAGCGAAAGACTGCTTCTTCTGCTGTCTCTTCTAATCCAATCCAGCCTACTTTTATACCTCTCTCCATATCATGTAATGCCAACGCCCTTGCAAAGGTTGTCTTACCAATGCCTGACCCCGCAATTAATACGATGAGTTGGTTGTCATAGAAAGGTGTCTTGTCATTCCAGAAACCAAAAGCACAATTTGTTGCTCTTCGATCTGGTGGTTTCTTTGCTATCCCTGCATAAGCAGAGGCAGGTTTAATTCCATCAGGTCTTAACTCTTTAGCTGCAGAAATTGCTTCCTTTAGAGCGTGAGCACCTAATTCTTGGAGAGTGTCATTGGCATCTTTCTTAGGAAAGACAACACGACGAACTTGGCCTGGTTCAAAGAGAGCGACAAGATCATCAGCAGCAGCATTACCTGGATCATCGTTATCAGTGCAGACATAAATAACTTTGAACTGACTGAAGAAATTGAACTTCTTTTTTACAAAATTAGCTGCATTCTGTGCTCCATTTGGAACAGAGACTCCAACTATTTTTCCACTGGTGGCTGCATAGACTGAGGGGGCATCGAACTCGCCTTCGCATATAGCGATTGCATCATGGTGGGTAGGATTTGCGAGATGTGAACCAAACCCTGCGACTGATTTCGCGTCACCTTTCCAGGAGATTTTTTTCTCATTAGATCTTTGTTTAACTGCAATGTTTTTTCCTGAGTCGTCTCGATAAAGGAAAGCAACGCCTGTTTCTGTCTTGAGAATGTTGTATTGATCAAGTACACGTTTAGGTATGCCTCGATAATGGTCAGACTCCCAAGGTGGTAAATCTTCAATAGGTTTCATTGGCCGAAAAGGTTCCTGTCTGGGAGCTTTTTCAGGGGTTTCTCCTTTCGTGAACTTTTGGCAGGCGAAACAGAACGTGTGGTCCGTGTAGATCGCCAAAGCGTCAGAGCTATCGCAGTCGGGGCAAGAATCGTGACGAACAAAACGGGATTCACCCATCTCCCTCCCCTGGAGGTTTGTCAACAACTAAACCTCTGGATTGACCAGCAAAAACAGCTAGAAATTCCTCGGTAGTAAAGGACTTACCGCACTTTTTACAAATGCGATAACGCCTTAGTTTTTGTGTTTTGCTTTGGACTTCACGAACAGTGCTTTTGTCGTGACCACAGTGAGGGCAAGGAATCATTCATCTTCCTCCCATGTGATATGGAGAATGATGTGTGCTTCTTTCTCCTTTGTGTGATGCCATTGAAGTGTCATGTTCCCGATAACTTTTACGTTGTCGTCTTTCCAAATCAGACCATTACCTGCATCAAGAATTGATCCGGCTCTGTTATCAAGATCTCCACGAGCAGGGCCGCGAAAACTGATATGCAGATTGTTTACAAACTCAAGTGGTTCTCTAGTCCAGAACTCAGTCATGTGTGCTCTGGCATTTTTGATCCACTTCTTGTAAACAGGATCGTTGTATGGTCGGCTTTGACCCATAAAGGATCTAGGTCTTGGCTTTGAAATAGGACGTAAAGGCAGAATTACTTCTGCTGTTTTAACGCCCATCAGAATGGAGCACCTTCTGCTTCAGCTACTGAATAACCGCCTGAAATTTCCTCGAAGACATCATCTTCTTTAGGTAAAGATCCACCTGTGTACTCAATAAGATCAATGACTTGCATCATCTTTGGTTGCAAGGTCATTCCTGATCCGGCTTTGTTGTTCCAGGCATAAATATCAAAAGCAATAATCACTCTTGATCCATTACCGATTTCTGTAGAAACAGGCCAAGCAGTTCTTTTGGAATCAAATACTGTTGGACCTTCTGATCTACTTCCGTCTTTACGAGTGAAGCAAGGTAACTTGAATTTCACGACGAGCTTTGCACTGTCATCTTTATCAGGAAGACAGTTGAACCAATAAGTATTCTTTTTGGCTTGAGTTCCATGCAATTCATAGAACTTTTGCTCCATCATTTCGGTCCATTCGATGACATTTTTATCCCTGCCATCTAGGAATAATTCAGCCGTCCATTCATCAGGCTTTCCTTCTTCATAGGCTGGTCGTGCGTCGCCTAAGAGTTTGCACCAACGGATCTCTCCTTGTGGTGTCTTGATTAATTCCTTGGCCAAAAGACTCCATATATAGGGTGTTTCATAAAGGTAAACTACTCTCCGCCCCTGTGCAAGTCCTATGATTCAAAGTTGTTATTTCAAGAAAATAAATAAGGGTTAGTTCCTATTTTTCCAGGATCAAGTGTTCCCATCTTAGGAAGATTAGGAAGAGAGATTCCTGTACTTAACTGAATTTCTTCCTTAATTCCTATTAGCCAGTTAGGTGCATATAGAGCCCCAAAAGTATCATGTAACATTGTATGAACCCTGCCTGCATTGGTCGCATGGCAAGCGAAGCAATCGTGATTCGTGATCACTGGGATATTTTGCTCTGCGGCCTCGTAACAAAAGTTGCTTAGAAAAGTAGCGTCCCAAGCATGAGTGAAATTAGCAGCAATTCCTTTATTTGCTTGTGTTGATGAAAAACGTGAAGTAATTGGTTGATCATTCAAATGAATATGAATTTTCTTTCCATATAAAATTGTTTTAACAATGGATTTCGTAGGTTCTCTGTCTGCAATCTTCATGGGCCAACCATTAGGCATTGTCCATTCAACTGGATGACCTTTAGCCATCACTTTTTTAGTGACTTGCATCAACCATTTCTTTAAATCAAGGCAAGGTTGAATATGTTCTTTCATCTCAGCCCATAGATGACTAGCTAAATACTTGGAAGGAATTGCGACCTCATAGGTGAAGTCTTCTAAAGGAACGTAACCAAGGTATTCATCCAAGTTCTCTACCAATGAATCGCATAAAGACATGAACGAGCCTCCGTATGGGGCTGCAAGTATTGGTTTCTTACAAAGAGATCTAGAAATACCTCTCTTCAACCAAAGCCCTGCTAGTGCCTTTTCTTTATGCTCTCCGAATTGAAGATCATGGGTCAGTCTTTCGACAACTTTCTCAGCTACAAGGCTGTATAGATCTGCAGGGGTGTCTCCATATAAATTACATAATCTGCCTATCTCTCTGTTCCTCAACAGGGCTGCCAATATTCCACACCCTGATGTGGTCTGATCGAAGCGAACTGGAACCCCTGTTTTACCTTCCTCCAAAACTTCTTTAACACCTTTACAAGCCTGTAAGTATTGCCAAGGATCGTTTGCATTTCTCCATAATTCAACCCTTCCTAATGGGTTAGATGCCACTGTTTTCATCTCTTCAATATGTTTTTCACCCCACTTCACACGCTCATCCCAAGGTGATCGGCTATATCCGTAATGTCCTGCTGCTCCTGCTAACAACCATTCAAAACCTGCCTCATCAACAGGTAAAGCTTCTTCAAATTCAAGAATTGACTTCTCATAATCAGGCCCTTGAGTGGTGCAATATTTATTTGATGTATAAATTCTTGCCCTATGGTCGCTGTGATATGCCTGCCATATAGTCCGTCCAGCTAGTTCTTCTGCCTGTTGCATATATCTTTCAATCTTGATTCGCCTTGGTCTGTTTTGTTCTCGATCTCGATGGGCCATAACAGCCATCCGATTCCTTTCTCTTAAATCTTCTTTACTTGGCTTATTACCTAATCTCTCAGGGACAGCTTTAGGAATCTTGGCACAAGGCCAAAGACCATTAAATCCGTTATCCCATGTAATCCTCTGAATCTCAACGATCTCTTGAATGACCTTTAAGGGACACGATTGAAGATGATTGATAACTGCAATGTATTTAGATAGATCAGCTCTTCTGTAATGCTCAATAGCAGTTGTGTCTTTCTCTTCTGCATCTTGAATTGGTACTCGGATTAAGCATTCCTCATTTCCAAGAACTCCACCTCCATAAAGTCCTTCCCATTCTTCAGGAGGACAAACCATTGCTGAATAAGCTATTCTGTATTTATGAACCCTGCATTCACGGATAATATTTTCAACTTCTTCAGTCGGTAGAACAAACCTTGGAGTAGTTTTGCCAACCTTGTGAAGCTCTACTTTGACAAGACCTGTTGGAAGGATGTGGTTTAAAAGGAATTGACCAATATGTAGACGGGTTAAATCATTAAAGACAGGGACAGGACAGCCAAGCTGTCTCATTATTTGGGTACTGCTGATTTTGTTCCGGCTGATTCCCTGCCTCATTAAATGACGTAACTCAACAGGGCTCTTCCCTTCAAGTCTCATCAACCTGCATTCTTTTTCTATGGCAGCTCCTAAGTTCTGCGAGAAAGCTGCAAGCCTTTGTTTCCTGCTGAGTTGGTCAATCGTTGCGACTAAAGCAATAGAAGCAATTTGATCAACACTTTTAAATGGATCAAAGAAAGGAATAGCAGCTCCATTGATTCGTGCTTGATCAGGATTGAGCAGATATTCCGTAAAGGTTTTATCTAAGGCATCAGCAACATCAGCAACTAACGAACTGTAAAGATGCTGCCCATAAGAAAGAGCACTCTCTTTCCCAACAGCTTTTAACCTCCTTTGATTTGAATCAAAAGAATCCTTGGCCCTGGACTCAGCAATTAACTGTCGCTGAATCTGTTCATCGAATGAATTTATAACTGTCAAACGCTAAATAAATAACCTTTACATGCAAGTTATTCGTTACACGGGCGTATGACCAGCCCTTATCCCTGTTACTGCAATCGAATGAGTTGTTCTCCGAGGGCGTTGACGATGTATAATCGAGTTATGAGTTCGTTCCAAGCTAGTCATAGCCTGGGATCTTTGTTGCTTACATTCTATCCCTGGGCAGAGGTTCTGCATATTTTTTAATCAGTCGTACGAAGCGAATATTGTTTACAAATAAAGTTGCAATGGGGGTCGCGAGGATCGAACTCGCCTTAGCTGAATTATGAGTTCAGTGCATTCACCAGATTGCTAGACCCCCTTCTCAAGCTGCGCGTAACCTTGTCAAAGCATTAAAAGCCTTTGCGTGCTGGTCGTGTGGCATGTGGACATATCGTTGGCACATTTGTTCCGAACTGTGTCCAAGCCAAGCAGCTATTTCCAAACTAGTACATCCACGCCTCCCAAGTTTCGTTCCACAGGTATGTCTTGTTGCTTTGATAACAAAACTTTTCTCAATTCCACATCTATTTAGAGATTTCGTGACTTGATAATTTAATTCTCTCTCAGGCGTTGTCCATACTTTGTTTTGTGAAAAAAGTTTCACCTGTCTTTTGGCAATATCGAAGGCAACAGGAGTGAGAGGAAGTGTTCTATTAGAGGTTTTATTATCATGCGCTCTTTTAAAAAATGTAACTGTCTTCTCTTTAAAATTGTAATCTGATGCAGTTTGTCTTCTCATCTCAACAGGTCTACAGCCCATCTCACATAAAAAGACCAAGAACCTTGCGATGTCCTCCCTGTTGCGTTGCATTAAATCTTCGCAAACAGCTCCAAGTTCAAGATCTTCCCAAATAATATCTTTGTGATTATCAACAGGTAAATTCTTAGGCATTTCAGGTAAAATTTTTACTTCTCCATGAATAACAGCCATTTCTCGCATTACTTTGATGGTGCTTACCTTTGCATTAATGGTTGCAGGAGAATTATTTAGTTCTTTGGCAAGAAACTTTCTATATCTGATTACTTCTTTGGCAGTTATATCAACGATTGGCATCCCTGGACTAAAAAAATTAACAGCTTCTAATGCTCTTTGAACGGTTGTTTTAGCACCAACCTGTCCATTCCATTGATACTTATCTGCCTTATCAAAGGATTGCTGAATGGTGAACCGATCACCTAATGAAGTTCGTTTCATGGTCGTGGTTGGTCGTGGTTTGTGGGTTAGACAGCCTCCAAAGATCTGATTACTGACTTACCTTTCTTAGTAAGTCTGACCCTGTAACGTCTTCCTTCTTCAGGGTCGATATAGATCTCTACAAGGCCGAGGCAGGTTTCACGATGCCTCGCATTCATGCCTAGTGAATGAACGATACGAGAGGCAGAAGCATTTGATACGTCAAATTTGTTTTCTATCTCTCTGTACGTGCAGGACTCCTTTTCAGATATGAAGAGAAATACCTGTGCATGATGAACTGGAAAATTACCTGGGGCCAATGAGCCCACAGTTTCAAGAGCAGCGGCAAGTTTAGATAGATCCATGATTCAAACGGATCTTTTCGACAATTTGCCACCCGATAGTTTTCGGTAGAGCTGATACATAGGATAGGCCCTTTCTTTTGAAAATGAATATAACAAGCATAGTGCCTTTGTCCTCTGGGGTGTGGACAAATCACCGATGCGACCATTTCTATGATTCCTTCTTTCATCAAACATAGATCGACTATTTAATATATCTACACGGTTTTTGACTTTCCGTAAAGTGGGAGTACATAAAAAAGAGGACTACTACGCCCCCATGTATAAAATGTACTTATAAGAGAAACATAATCGCTCTCATTGGTTAATAACTGTTTTAATCAATACATTTTTTAAATTAGCCCTGCTTCTTGAAGTAATTGTTTACCACCTTTAGCCAAACGGTATTCATGGCCAGTTAAGGGTGATTTACGTTTCTTCCTGGTCAACAAATGAAGGTGAGGCATTTGTATTACTTCACCTTCAGCATTCCATTGAGGAGTAATAGAACGAATTGCTCTAGAAACACTACCGTTATGTGCGCCTGTTAGGTGAGTCAATTCTTCTAATGTCCTGGGTGCATCTGCTACCAATAGAAGTGATTCAATAGACAAAACACCCATCTGATGATGAGAGTTCATCCTTAGAAAAGAAAGCAGCTTTGCAAATGCAGTGAAGTTGGTCATACTTCCTCCTTTCCATACCTCTTGAAATACCATTCACAATATTCTTCAGGTGTTGGCTCTTCCCATTTGAAATCAGGGTTATGTACCTGAGTGGTAAATGCTCCAGTTTTGAAACAATAAGGTCCATTTGATAAGCAAAGAATTTTCTTGCCATCAGTAAAAATTGCCCCAGTTTGGCAGGTGGGTTGATTAGAGGTTATGAATTGACAGCTTTCCAAATATTTTTTGATGTTTTTTTCGTAGTAACATCCAAATTGTCTATAAGGGCTATCAATTCCATGATTTTTCATGGTGATTCCTCCTTTGAAGAATGCAAAGGTTTGGTAATGTCCTTTACTCTCTCAACTTCTTTAGCCAGTTCTTTCACGTAATACTCACGTTGCTTTTGATTTTTAATCTTGAGCGAGCGTAATTTCCTTAGTCTTTTCGACTCAGGTGGTTCATTACCTTTAAAGCAGGAACCGATAAGAAAAAAGCCCCCAATAAAGAGGGCTCCGATCACTAGACCTGCGTTCATTTCTTTTCCTCCATTTCAGCTTCATGTTCCTCTTGAGCGAGGTTCATGCTGGCTTCCCATTGTTCATAGGTAATGCCATAGCTTTCATAGAACTCAGCATCAGTCATTTCTTTTCCTCCTTTAGATCCTTGAGAAGTTTAAGTATCTTCTCAGTAGCAATGGCAATGCGATTTATATCGCGTTCCATATCTGTGTTGAATTGACGAGTCATTTTTCCTCCTCACAGAATGAATGCCAGGGTCGTGGTAATTGGGCTAAATACTTCAAGCAATTTTCATGTGTCATGTAATGGTCTTCTCTGAAATCCTCGTCAAATAAATAAATGACGTGAACTCTGTCTCTATAACAGTCGAAAAAAACCCGTTCTTTCCTGTCATGCCAGTTAATAGTATGATCTTCAACTTCAAACCCGAAATGAGGTTCTTTAGTAGGATCATAATCTTTGGCCTCTTTTTGAGGCCCTGCATGATGAGCTGTCATAACATCATTATGCTCAAGGTATTTAGTCCATAAATCTTTTAAACCAGGACAGTGTTCTCCATAGTAATCAGAAGTTTTATAGACCATTATTCAGCACGTAAAGAAAGTGACTTAAGAGAAATAAATTGTACTTTTAACCATTTAAAAGCTTTAGTCATATCACAGCCGAGGGATGTTGTTTCTTTAACATGCACCCCCCAACGTAACAATATGTCAGCTTTATATTGGTCAAAAGAAATGAACTTTGCAGCATTTTTCTTTGCTGCCAGGTCAGTCTTTAACAGTTCGATCTCTGTTCTCTGCTCACAATAAGCAGCGTAAAGATCAGCTCTTAAAGACGTTGGCTTTAGTTCTTTTTTCACGAGTAAAAAAGTAAAAGGTCGTGGTTGATGCTTTTGAAGGCATCATGGAACCCAACATAAGAAGGGCTCCAGGATGTCATCATTTAATCCACTTATGAAAGACAAAAGTGGAATAATCGCCAGCTAATAACCAATTCAATCGCCAGGGTTTATGGAAATGAGCATCGTCTAAAACATCTATACACTCAGCACCTTTTAGGTCTAAATGTTCCAATGTTTCTGCTATCTCTTTCTCTTCTCCCTCTTCTAAAGAATCAGCTACCCCGTTGACTAAATATGAAGCCCAGGGGCTCGGCAATTGTTCTTTGATAACTTCAAAGTCCATTAGTTTTTTCCTCTTCTCTTCTTTCTTTTATTGGTTTGTCCAAATGGTCAAACCCTCCTAGAAGTGCCTCTTGATTAGATGTTTCCTCAAGATCAAAAGATTTTGAGTCACCATCCATATTTACAAAAGTAATACTTGGCATAAGAAAAAAACTCCAGTTTGGTCGTGGTTGATGTCTCAATGATGAGAACATCATGGAAGGCTCGAAAGCCCTCCAGGATGTCGTCATTCAAAGATTGCATAGCCTTCACCTTGGATAAATTCAGCCGACCAACTATTGCAGTAAAACTCACCATGCCAGACTTGTTCCCAGTCGATATAAGACCATAAAGGCCCCTTCTCTTCTTCACGGGTCATGCTGTCATACCGGTCTTCTACAAAGTCGGCTTCACTGTCCCAGATGCCGTGATATTTATCTCGAAATTGTTCTTCAGTTGGTGGCTCTTGCTCTGACCAACAGCACTCACAAAAATATTTATAAGCTTTTAGATCAGAGTCATTAAGGTCTTTTACTGTTTGGACATAATCAATTAAATGTTGAAAATCAGGCCACTCAGTACCAACTAGACAATTACAAGACAAACCTTCATGATCATGCATTGCCCACTCTTCAGCCCCTAAAGCTGGAGAATTAGCAATTATATGATCTATGCATTCTTGAATATCTTCAACGCTCTCGCATAGTTCCAGGTTTACCCAGGAACCATGCAAATCGCCTTGATTGTATGCAGCTAAGCAAGCGAAATAAGCATTAAATCTTTTTCCACTGCCAAGAGCTGCTGGTCTTGTTTTTGTTGTAGACATCTACATAACCTCTGCAAGAGGAACAGGTGACCAATGCAAATCTCTTTCAATCATGTATTTGAGATTGACTAATGGATTACTTTTAAACTTGCCAACACATTCCTTGAGAGACGTTAGTGGGATATATCCCAGTTCTGCTCCATCAGGATGAGCTGTAAGTTTTGTATATCCAAAAGCCTCAGAGCCCTCTTCATTAACTTCAGTTAAATAAAAGTCTCCAATTGGTCCAAATAAATGACAAAGAACCATTGCTTTTTTTCCTTGACTATCTGTTTTGTATAGTCTTGGCATTGAATCAATAACCGTTTGAGGCATTAATTCAAGAGCTGAATTAGTCATAAATAAACCTTTGGTCGTGGTAATGCTGAGAGAACCCAGCATGGAACCCCGAAGGGCTCCAGGATGAGATCTAAAGACCAGCTCTAAGTTGACTAATCTTTCTCATTACTTCTCCAAAATTCCGGTCATAGTTGGCTGGATACGCATCGAAACTTCTTATCCTTGACTCTCCCTCTTCAAAGTAGTCATGCCAATCTGGCATCTCTCCCTTTTCAGATCTGAAAGCCTCAATAAATAAGCTCGCATCCATATCCTCTTCAAGCCAAACCTGATCATCTTTTTTAAAACTAAATCTTGAGATAAAATGCTCAATACCCAGTTCTTTTAAAAGACGTTCAGGAACTTGTAGCCACCCATGGCCAGAGTCATGATGAAAAGCAAACTGTCGCATCTTTAAAACCTTTGGTCGTGGTAAATGCTGGAGAACCCAGCATGGAAGGCTCGAAAGCCCTCCAGGTTAGGTTCTATTTGTTGAGCATTGCCGGAACTCTCTTCAGAGTCTCCTCATACTCAACATCCTCGTCCTCGTCTTCCATCTCTATGCAATCAATTGCACTCTGAGCAAATTCGACGAGGCCCTCTTCTCTTATCACTGTGTTCTCAAGGTCACTCAATAACCCTTCAGGATCATGTTTATAAGCCTCATGAATCAGTGACAACAGAACAGTCGAGGAAACTTTCTTAGAAGCCATAATTAAATTGTCTAGGGTCGTGGTAACTCCGAAGAGTTGAACCCATTCTATCACGAGTTCTGCAACCTCGCAGATAATTTAGGGACAATTGCAACACACCTTCGGCGGGTGAGTCGTTAAACGTCAGTGATGCCAAGCCCTCAAGCCCTGCAAATTAATTGAACGAATATGTTATTCGATACAAACCTAGCTGCAGCAATGGACCAGGCCCCACCCTGTTTAATAGTTTATTTTTTTTGATGGAATATATAGTATTTTCGAATTTCTGAAGGGGTATCGGGGGAGTGGCCATCATCACGTTTATAAATACCCACCTAATCGCGCGAGGCATTTTGGGAATTATGTGTGGATATAGTTAGGTTGTTGTGTTATATCGAGGTAACGGATTGTTGGATATATGTGCCGCGTGTTGTTAAAAACCCTGCCGTCTGTTTATATGTCTAATCGGATTGAAAGTCAATGTTCCATATTTACATAGTGAAACATATTATGTGTTTATATTGAGTTTATTCATCAGGGGTGTATGTTTAAAGACCACGACCAAGGTATTAATTATGAGTAGGAAGCCTACTTATCAGATGAAATGGATGAAGGATGGTGTATCGAAGGATAGAGATCCGTTGGGTGGGGAGGTGACTAGGGATTTTAGTAGTAGTGAGAGAAAGATATATGGAGATTGCATGAGGGAGTATCGAGCAAAGTTTGGATTAGTGGATGGGTTAAGGACAGATAGGGAAGGGTTTAGTGAATATTTGAGGAAGAGGAGAGAAGAAGATGAGAAAGCGAGAGGATATAGGTAAGATGAGAGGAGCCCTGAAGCTTGCTGCTTGGTCGTGGTCAGCGTGGGTTAGATGAGGCCCTCTTAGTTGAGGGTTTTGTCGCTAATACTTGAAAAATTAGAAAAGATAGTTTATTGTGAATTTGTTGAGGAAACCACCTATTAGCTAGGCCTGGAATCCCCAGGTATGCGTAGGGCGTAGCCTCAATCTCTTTAAAGATGAAACCCTCGATCACAAGTCGGGGGTTTTGTTGTTTTTGTCTATACAATGGAAATAGTTTCATGGGGGAACTATGCCTTATCTCACAAATAACCAAAGACTTGAATTAGGTCTTGTTGGTTCATGCGTCGTCAAAGACGAGACATTGAAAGCAGTTAAGCCTGCTAATTATTATGTGCAGGATGCTCCTGTTGTAGAAGAGGAGAAGAAAGAAGAGGAAGAATGAAGGAACTTTGGGAACCATTACCTCCACAATTAAGAGATAGTTTTCCAAATTTCACTTGTTATCTGTTGCGAGAGTTGGGGTTAGCAGATGCTCCAACGAAGCAGCAGATTTCTGTGTGTCAATGGATGCAAGAAGGGCCTGATAAAAGTCTGACTGTTGCATTCAGGGGATTAGGGAAAAGTATTCTTGCGTCTTTTTATGCGTTGTGGAGGTTGAGAGTAGACCCGAATGAAAAGATTTTGATTGTGTCTGCAACTGCAGTGAAGTCAACTGACTTCTCGTCTTTCATGCTGCGTTGTATTGGTGAAATAGATATTCTCCAGTGTCTTATGCCTGGGACGGAAAATAGATTTTCAAATGTAGCTTTTGATGTGGGCCCCGCCCAGGTGGAACAGTCTCCGTCTGTTCGTTCGATGGGAATTATGGGTCAGACAACCGGACAAAGATGTACTTGTGCAATTCTTGATGATGTAGAAACACTTGCTAATGTCATTACACAGTTAAAACAAGACAGGGTTGCACACGCTGTTGAAGAAATACAAAGTATCATAAAGCCAGAGGAGGGGCAGGTTTTACCCCGTAAAATATTATATTTAGGAACGCCACATACGGAGACAAGTATATATTTAAGGCTTGTGAGAGAAAGGAACTATGCGGCTAGATATTGGCCTGCGTTGTATCCCGACGAGCTTGATTGCTACGAGGGCAACCTCGATCCGACGATTGAACAAGAGGTCTTCTCGAATAGCAGCCTCGTGAAACAACCGACGGACCCAGAAAGATTTGGTCATGAAGATATTCTCCAGAGACAAGCATCAATGACCAAAGCCAGCTTTGAACTTCAGTTCATGCTGAATACGAGATTGGCAACCTTAGATAAGTTCCCAATTCGTCTTGGTGATTTGATGGTTGTTGATTTAGATGGAACAGCCCTACCTGAAACATGTGTTTGGTCTAATCAGCCTGATGTCAGATTGCAAGAATTAGTTTGTGTCGGACTTGGTGCTGATCGTTATTACCATCGTCCTATTTTTCAAAATGGTTGGATTCCGAAATCTGATACTTGGCGGTGTGTCTTAGCTATTGACCCTGCTGGTCGTGGTGCTGATGAATTGGCTTGGGCTGTTGTAGCAGAGTTAAACGGAAATATGTTTTTACTGGAATCAGGTGGTTCAACTCTTGGTTATGCAGATGAAGTTCTGCAGTATTTAGCTAAGACAGCAAAGAAATGGGAAGTGAATTATGTAGTCGCTGAAAGTAATATGGGTGACGGAATGTTTACTGCTTTATTGAAGCCCCATTTGCTTCGCGAGTATCCCGTCACTATTGAAGAAGTTAGACATAATATTCGAAAAGAGCAACGGTTATGTGACACGCTCGGTCCATTAATTCAGCAGCATCGTCTTATTGTTAATAGTCGCGTTATTAAACAAGATTATCGGTTGACGGATGAAGATCCTGAACATGGATACGCTCGGTCTTTATTTTTCCAGGCTTCAAGGTTGACAGCAGAAAGAGGTTGTTTGTCTCACGATGACAGATTGGATGCCTTAGCTATTGCTTGTGGTTTCTTTGTCGAATCTGCAGCACAAGATCAGGAGAAAGCTAAGAAATCTCGTGCTGATCAATTATTTGAAGATGAGTTAGAAGCCTGGATGGATGAAACTGTTGGCTCTATTGATTCAATTGCTATGGGTTGGGGTGGTCGTAAATCTAGGGGGAAGGTTCATGGCGGGGTACAGAGGCTACAGGTGGGCGTTTCAAAGGAATAACTTTTTCTTCCATACTTGAAAAGTCTAATTTCTTAGCAAGTTTTCCAAGCGAACTGCTACTGGTAGCAACAGCAGTTACATTGTTTTGTTTTAACAATGTCATTGCTTCTTGTCTTGCTTTGCGATCACCATTTCGTAAGTCATCTAATACTTGTTCGATGACTTCTTCGTGCATTTCTGCAAGTTTTGAATTTAAGTCGGTCATTTACAACAGCGTAGAATAATACTATTAGTATGGGCTATAAGACATAATATCGGTAGGCTATAAATGTCTACAGCCTTGGAGAGTGGTTTATTTCCCTTCTATTGACGAACGACTCGTGATTGCACTCGCGGAACAATTTCCTGATCAATGTCCTGATTTAGGTCAGTCGGGAGATGAAGTTTGGTTTAAAGCTGGTCAGGCTTCTGTCGTTCGTTGGCTTCGCAGCAAATACGAAGAACAACAAGATGATGCTTTGTCTATGGAGGTGATCTGATGTGTTTTGGTGGAGGTGGTAGTGCGGCAACAATTACGAAGCCTGACTACAACGCCTATGACAAGCAATTCCAATTGCAAAAAGACGCAATTGAAAGGTCAATGGAAGGTAATACTCGTCTTGTCCAGCAACAATTAAATACTGCACTTAAGAAGAAACAGTCCACGTTAGATCAATTGACGAATACCCAACGTCAATTAGCTGAAAATACAAATGCTCAGGCAATGCGTCTAGCACAAGTCATTGGGCCACCTCCTCCAGAAAAACATGCTCAAGCTCCTGTCATTGGTGCAAAAGCCAGGGGATTAAGAGGAAAAGGAAAAGGTGGATTACGAATTGGCAGGGCAACTGCCACAAAAGGCGGCAAAGGCTCTGGGGCTCAACTAACCCTTAGCAAAACAACTTAGGAGGTTTAATCATGTGCTTCGGTGGTGGCGTTAAAACGCCAAACATTATTTATCAAGGGCCTAGCGATGATGACATCGCAAAAAATCAGTCTGCATTAGATGAGTATGAAGCTCGTATTAGTCAGCAACAATCTGATTTCGATACTCAACTTCAAGCTCAGATTGATTCTGCAAATACTGAAACTGCAGCTTTACAAGACAGGCTTGAGAAGGAATCACTTGCAGCTCAAGCTGCCATCGCTGCACAACAAACTGGTGCTTATGCAGCCTCTGCTCAGATGAGTGAAGGAACCCCTGAAGGAGCCCAAACAACTGCAGCAGTGACTAAGAAGAAGAAATCACAGTCCAACCTGAAGATTAATCGGGCTGGTCTTGTTGCTTCTGCAGGTGCTGGTACTAACTACGGAGTTTAATTATGTGCCCTAAAAGTGTTGTTAGTTTTGTTGGAGGAGCTGTTAAAGGAGTCGCTAATGTTGCTTCTGATGTTGTCTCTTATGGTGTCAAGAAGGTCGAAAATACAGTAAAAGATGTTTCTGGTATTACTGCAGCCGAGAAAAAAGCGAAAGAAGAATACAAGAAGAAGCAAGCCGAAGCTGATCGAATGGCTAAAGAAAAGCAAGCTGAATTAGACCGTCTTGCTAGAGAAAGAGAAGCAACGGTGGCACAACAACAAGCCACGTTAAAAGCACAGGAATTAAGACTTGTTGAACAACGTGATGCTCAAGGAGAGTTAGTTGCTGGTTTACAAGCTGATCAGGCAACAAGGATTAGCGAGGCTCGTGCTCGTGGTAATGCAGTCACTAATTCTTTAAGGATATTGTCTCAAAAATCTAGTAAAGCCCCAACTGCTCAGACATCTCAAAAGAAAGGCAGAACACCTAGACCACGCAGCACCACTGCTGGTTTGCGCTTAGGTGGAGGCCGATCAGGGTCTGGTTCTGGAACCAATTATTCCGTTTAATTATGCCAACTGCTGAACAACGCTATAGAGCCGGAGAGAGTGATAGAAATTATCACCTTGAAAGAGCTAGGACATCAGCTCGTCTGACAATTCCGTACATTGTTCCTGCGAGTAATGATCCTGGAGCGAACAATAAAGATACATATCCAGTTCCTTGGAATGGAATCGGGGCTCGCGGTTGTCTTAATTTGGCGAGCAGAATGCTTCTTGCATTGCTGCCACCAACTCAGCAGTTCTTCAGGTTCTCGCTAGATGATGCAGAGTTAGTTAAGCAGGGTGTGCCTCCAGAGGAGAAGGCACAATTTGAGGAGGCGTTAAGCAAGATTGAGCGATTGGTTCTTCGAGAGATTGAAGCGAGTAATGATCGCGTGGTTTTCCATGAGGCGTTATTACATTTGGTCATTGCTGGTAATGCTCTTTTATATGTTTCTCCTGAAGGATTAAGAGTTTTTCATCTCAATCGTTATGTGATGTTTAGAGATTCAATGGGTAATCCATTGGAATGTATTACATGTGAAGAGCTTCCTTATTACTCATTGCCTGAAAAGGTTTTAGCAATGTTGCAGGAAGAGGAAGAAACTGAGTTAAAGGGAATACTTGATCCTTATGAAGGAACTTTGGATCGCAAAGAAGAAGAGAAGACTTGTAAGTTATATACCTACATCCAATGGAAAGGTGATCAAGTTACCTGGCATCAAGAAGTAAAAGGCAAAATTATTCCTGGAACTGAAGGTAGAGCACCGAAAGATGTTAGTCCTTGGTTGCCATTGAGGATGACCCATGTGGCTGGACAACCTTACGGGGTTGGATATGTGGAATCTGCTGCTATTGCTGACCTTCAAACAGTTGAAGCGTTATGTCAAGCAATCGCGGAAGGTGCGCTTGCCTCCTCGAAAGTGTTGTTTTTAGTCAAGCCGTCAGGGGTTACGAAGGCTAATGATCTCGCAAAAGCACCCAATGGAGCATTTGTTACAGGAGATCCGAATGATGTTCTGGCATTACAAGTTCAGAAGAGCCAGGATTTATCCGTGGCGATGCAAGGAAAACAACAGATAGAAGCTAGGCTGTCACAGGCTTTTATGCTCGCAGATCAACGTGACGCGGAAAGAGTTACAGCCGAAGAAGTTCGGTTACAGGCACTGCAGGTTGAAAACTCTTTAGGCAGTATTTATTCAATCCTTACGACTGAGTTTCAAGTTCCTTATGTCGCTAGAAAGCTGGATATTCTTCAACGAGAAGGGAAGGTTCCAAAGCTTCCGAAGGAATTAGTAAAAGTTGTAATGACAGTGGGTCTTGCAGCCGTTGGTCGTGGTAACGACTTAGAACAGCTAGTGCGGTTTACTACGACCCTGGGGCAAACAATTGGCCCAGAAGGATTGGCTACTTATTTGAAGCCATCCGAATTAATCACCCGTCTTGCCTATTCAATGGGTATTGACACTTTAGGGCTGGTTAAGACTGAGCAAGAGCTGCAAGCAGAACAGCAAGCAGCTCAAGAAGCTCAACAGGCAGCACAGGAACAGGCGCAGCAAGAAGCCTTGTTGCGTTCCAAAATAGCTGACCCACAAAACCTAGCCAATGCAGCTCAAACAACTCAAGAGATGCAAATGGCTGAAGAACAACCTACCGAACAGTAACGATGACCACGACCCCAACATCACAACCAGAATCACAACTTCCTGATACTTCTCCGCAGATCACGATTCCTGAAGGTCAGGATGGAATGGCCGCGCCTGGACAAGAAAATATTGTCGAGGACTACATCAAGGAACAGGAAGCTGCACAACAAGAGGCAAATGTTCCTGAGAAGTTCAGGAATGCTTCTAAGGAAGATCTGATCAAGGCTTATCAGGAGCTTGAGAAGATGAAGAATAAACCTGAAGAAAGCCAAGAAACAAAATCGGAATCAGAGCCTGAGCAAACAAATGAGCTTAAGGCTCCAGAGACACGAGAGGAATACACTCCTGAATTAGCGAATCAACTTTATGGAGAAGAAGGAGTCGCGAAGTTAAAGGAGAAAGGAATTGACATGACTGAATTGATGTGGAAAGGAGATCAAGGAGAGGATATAAGTGAGCACTATGACGCTTTAGCTGAATCCCTTGGAGTAACCAAACCAATGGTTGCGATGTTTATGCAGAAAGTACAAGCACAGCAAGCAGCCGACGGGGGAGCCTCTGAGATCAGCGAAGCAGATGAAGCTGAGTTAATGAATGAGGCTGGAGGTAAAGAGCAGTTTGAGCAGCTTGCAGGGTGGGCTAAGGGGAATTTATCGGAAGATGTGATCAAAGAATTTGATAGCGTCGTTGATTCTGGTAACAAAGAAGCAGTGAGATGGGCTATTCGAGCATTGAGGGCAGAACGTAATTCTCCTGATTCAGTTGTAGAGCCAAAACTCTTCGGGGGTGGTGATGCACCAGCCGAGTCAACATTCAAAAGTCAGCAACAAGTTCTTGATGCAATGAATAAAACCAATTCCAGAGGACAAAGGTTGTACGACACTGATAGTGCATATAGAGAAAAATTCGAGCAATTGTTGAGAAATAGTCCTGATAATCTCTTTCCACGCTAATATTTAGTCAGAACGCCCCTAAGCAGCAGGCCCTTCAAGGAGGACAACCTGGGTTAGTGATGGATAAAGCGGTCTAATCGTAAATCTTATGTATTAACCAATGGCTGTTACTTTAAGCCGTTCGGGTCAGATTAAGGGTGCTGCAGCCACTTGGGGTGCTGGTGCTGCTGGTCTGGATACCGACAGAGCCTTGATGTTGAAGTTGGGATCGGCTGAGATCCTTGACGCGTTCATGACTAACACGGTTTTCAAAGGGAAAACTCGTGAAAGAAATATTCGTGGAGGGAAGAGCGTTGCTTTCCCAATCACGGGTAAAATGACGGCTGCTTATCATCAACCAGGCACTGAACTTACAGGCACTATTAATGATCCAAGTGATCTAAATGAGCGTGTAATTTCACTCGATGCGTTGATGGTAGCTGATGCCGCCATATACCAAGTTGATGAACTAATGTCATATTTTGACGTTAGACAAATCTATACGAAAGAACTTGGTAGAGCCCTTGCAGTGGAATACGATAAGCGTGTTGCAAGAATGATCTTTGCAGCCGCAAGTAACTCCACTGAGCCTTTAAACAAAGCTACTAACTCAGGTAGAACTGGACAAGGAGTTACACTCGGTACTGATTACACAGCAGGCGGTGCTACTCGTCAGGCAAAAGGTGATGCTCTTGTTAACGCACTCTTTGATTTAAGAGTTGGTTTTGAGGAGAAAGATGTCTCCATAGATGATATGTATGCTGTATTTACTCCAGCAGATTATTATCTACTAACTCAATCAAGTAGAGCTATTAATAGTGACTTTGGTGGAGCTGGAACTATTGCTGATGGCCGTACATTACGTGTCGCAGGAATACCAGTATTTGCATCAAATCATGTCACTCAAGCTAACTACACACTTGTAGCTGGTGATCACTCTGCTGATTACGCTCAGAACCTTTCTAAGTGTAAAGGTCTAGTGTTCAATAAAGAGGCAGTTGGTGTTGTTACTCTTCTTTCTCCAAGTCTTCAAATGACAGGTGAAGAATTTAGGGTTGTTCACCAATCGGATTTACTTGTGGCGAGACAAGCCCTGGGGATGGGAGTTCTTCGTGCAGAAGCTGCAGCGAAGATTGTTATTCCTTAACTTGTAAATTCTCTGCTAAGAGGTCAGCTAAAACTGGCCTCTTTTTTTTATATCTAATACACTGAAGGCTACGAGGCTGTAGCAAACTTATGGGACTAGCAAATGAAAAGGTAACTCCAGGGAGAACAACGCTCTTAGACGGCGTAAATGTCTTGTTGGAATGTATTGGTGAACAGCCAGTCAACACTCTTGATTTAACGCAAATACAAGATGCTCGAATAGCAGAAAGAACTCTTCTTGAATTTCATAAAGAGGGTCAAGTTAAAGGCTGGAGTTGGAACACAGAACATTGCTATCCGTTCTCAAAGAACTCTTCAGGAGAGATTGAGATACCGACAAATGTAGTTGAGTTTTCATTAGATCCTTATCTCTACGCGAATCGCTACATCTTGCGTGGACAAAGGCTTTATGACACGACAAATCGTTCTTATGTAATGGAAACGGTTGTTGAGAAGATAGATGCTGATGTGATTTGGTTGTTGTCATGGGAAGAAACTCCAGAGGCTTATAACAGGTGGGTAACAATTAGATCTGCTCGTGTATTTGTTGCTCGTGTTTTAGGTGATGAGGCTGCATATAAGTTCACTGCTCAAGATGAGAAAGATGCACAGATGGCTTTAGAAAGAATGGAGCAAAGGCAGGAACAACCAAATCTTTTAACAGGTGGTCGTGATCGACTGCCATTTAGAACTTATGAGCCTGCCAGTGGGCTAATGACTCGTCGCCTTAGTGCTGGTATTCGACTCTAATGGCTTTAGTTTCCTATCCGATTCCCAATCTTTCACAGGGAATTAGTCAACAACCTGACGCACAAAGAGATCCATCTCAGGCAGAGATACAAGTTAATGGAATGTCTTCCATCATGGAAGGACTTAGAAAAAGAGATGCAAGTGAGTTATTAGCCGAAATATCTACCTCCTCTTTTGGTGATTGCTTTATTCACAGTATTTTGAGGGATAACGTAGAAGAATATTTAGCAGTTATTACGAGTTCATCAATCAAGGTTTATGACTTAGAAGGAGCAGCAAAAACAGTTACTCCAGCAACGAATGCTTATAACTATCTAAGTACCATTTCTGATGCAAAGCAGGACATTAGAGCTGTAACAATTGCAGATTATACGTTCGTATCTAATACGAAAAAGATACCTGCAATGAAGACAGCGACGGCTCCAGCAACAGCCCGTCCTACAGCCCACGAAGCAATAGTCTGGGTGAGAGCAGCTTCATACGGAAATACCTACAAATTAACGGTTAATGGTGTTGCAGCTAGTGTTCAAACGGCTGTTGCTCCTGTTGTTAGTAGTGGCTCTACTGTTACCGAGAATAGAATCAGTTCAGAAGATATTGCTGAGAATTTAAAAACAGCATTGGCTTCAGGTGGCTTAAGTGGAGTCACGATTACTAGAGCTGGTTCAGTTCTTTGGCTTCAATCTTCTAGTGCGATCACATTGGCTGCGACTGATGCAAGAGCCAATAGTGATATAACTGCAATCCTTTCAAAAGTTCAGACATTTACTGAACTTCCAACTATTGCTCCGACTGGTTATCAGATCGAGATTGAAGGTGATCCTGGTAACAATTTTGACGGTTACTACGTTGAGTTTGTACCGAAGAGTGGAACATTTGGTGAAGGCTTGTGGGTTGAAACGGTTAGTCCAGGCGTTGAATATGAAATAGATAAAGACACAATGCCTCATATTCTGGTGAGGCTGCCTAATGGTAATTTTTGGTTTGGCCCTGCTGATGGAAGTACGCAAGGCAGTTCTCCTAATCAGATAACGATTCCAACCTGGGGAGAGAGATCAACCGGTGATTATGTAACTGCTCCAAATCCCAGTTTTATCGGCAATGCTATTAACGATATTTTCATTTATAAGAACCGTCTTGGTTTCTTGGCTGATGAGAATGTGATTCTTAGTCGTGTAAGAGAGTTCTTTAATTTCTGGCCTGAGACAGTTACCACAATTCTTGATAGTGATCCGATTGACGTTGTTGCCTCTAACAACAAGGTTTCAGTTCTTAGATATGCAGTGCCATACCAGGATGAGTTGATTTTATTTAGTTCTCAATATCAATTTAGGTTTAACGCGGCAGAAACAGTTTTAACTCCAGCTACAGCTCAGATCACTGTGTTGACGCAGTTTGAAGTTGATACAGCAGTAAGGCCCCAACAAGCTGGTGGAGGAATTATCTTTGCTCAAAATAACGGTGATTGGACTCAGTTCCGTGAGTTCAGTGTTAGAGGTGCTGGTACTGCTTTAACTGCTGATGCTGCAGATTTAACTGGGTATGTATCTGCTTATGTTCCTAGTGGTTTATTCAAACTAACGGTGAACGATACGAGTAATGCCATGTTTGGTATTAGCTCTAAAACAGACCATAAGAATCGTATTTATGTCTATAAATATTTCCTTCGCAATACAGGAGAAGGAGCTGAACGTGCTCAGTCAAGCTGGAGTCATTGGGAACTTGGAGGGGCCGATGAAATTCTTCAAGTCTTATGTATCAGGGAAACGCTCTTTTGTCTCGTTAGGTATGGAACGAAAGTTCATTTAGAAAAGATTCCTGTCATGGATCGTCTCAGTGAGCCTGTTGCAGGATCTCCATATCCTTTCCTTTTAGATCGTCGTGTCTCAACTACTACTGCAACTCCTGCAGGGGTGAGAGTTTCAGCAGGTAGTTATGACGCGAATACAAAGAAAACAACATGGACATTGCCTTATACGATTACATCGAGAACAGAAGCGTGGTCAGGTTTCGACACAAGTGCAAATGGAGGTGTCCTTCTCGGATTTGCGATCAGTGGTAACACCATTGTTGGTGATGGTAATTGGTCTGGTTCTCCAGTTTGGTTTGGTGAGTCATATAACTTCCGATATAGATTTACCCGTTTCAAACTTTATAAAGAGATAGGAGGAGGAAAAGCAGCAGCGAACGTAGAAAGAACACAGGTTCGTAATGCGAAATTGCGTTATCACGAGACACATTATTTTGAAATTCATGTGTTCCCTGAAGGTCGAGATATGGGTAAGTACAAATTTGATGGAACAATTCTTGGATCTAGGAACTCAACATTAGGAACTGCTTTACCAAATGGATGGGATACAGATAATGAAAGATTTTATGAGGGTGTATTTAATTTTCCAATTATGAGTCGAGGTGAAAGATGTATGGTCGAAATACATAACGCTACTCCTCACCCCTGTAAGTTTTCAACTTGTGAGTGGGTTGCGCTAGTTACAGGTAGAGCGAGGTCATTAAGATGAGGTTTCTTAAGCAAGAAGAAGTTACTGCTGATATGGTTCTTGATATTGGAATGAACTTAAGAGATAGTGATGAAGTTGAAGTCCAATTAAGTCATGGAATGTCCGGTCTAAATGCTTGTATGGACAGCTATTGTCACAGTTCTATGTTTCAAGTTTTAGAAGGTGATCGAGGTAATCCTGTTGGAATTACTGGAATGTGGCATAACTCAATTTGGTTTCTTGCAACAGAAGAATGTACTGCTACGAAAAGTCACTCTTTGCAATTATGCAGATTAGGTAGACAATGGGTGGATCTCTGCGTGGCCGAAGTGGGTGAAACTATTGGAAATTACGCTTATTCTAAGAACAAGAAAACTCTTAGATGGTTGAAACATTTGGGATTTACGATTGGAGAACCAGAGCCTTACGGAGTTAAGGAAGCACTGTTCTGTCCGTTTTGGAGGAATCCATAATGGTTGCTTCTTTACCTGCGACTTCATTTCTATCTAGTGGCCTCGCATCTGGAGCTGCTGCTGGAGGAATGTCTCCTTGGATGGCTGCGATGGGCGGCCCTCTTGGTCTTGCTTTAGGTGGTGCTCAGATTGGATTAAGTCTTCTTGGTGGTGCTCAAAAGAGGAAAGCCCAACGACAAGATTATGCAAATCAGGTTGCGTTCCAGGATGCAACGTCTGAGTTCAACGCATGGCAAGCAAATCAAAATGCTCAGATACAAGATCTAAATAGTGATTATCAATATTTTGCTGAGACTGTTCAATACAACAACACGATGGCTCAAGTTCAGTCCAATAGGAATTATGAATTTGCCAGAGAATTAGCACAGGCCGAAGTTGTTGCACAAACAAGAGCAGGTGCTCAAGCCGAAAGCATGGTTGATGCTGATGCAATTGCAGCTCAGTTACGCGAGAGAGGGATGCAAGAAAGCATGGCAATCATGCAGCAAAAACGTAGAGCTTTACAAGCAAGTTCTGCTGTAAGAGCAATGGATGGAGGAGGACAAGGTTTAGCAAGAAGAGAACGTGATTTTGCTTTTCAATTAGGTGAATACACAGCTATATCACAGATCAATGAAGGGATTAGAGATAGGCAATATCGAAGAGATCAGTATGGAAATATTGCTAAATATTTAAGTCGTTATAACAGTCAACAGTTTTATCAACCTCAGAAGTTTCTTGATCCAATTGCACCATTTGCTCCATTACCAACTCTGGTCAATGCACCGCCGCCTTCTATGCGAGGTGCAGGTCCAGCCAATACAGCGTTGCTTGATACAGCAACTTCTGTTCTTGGTGGTGTCAACACTGCTCTTAGCTTTGGTTCTAATTTAAAAAAGGTTTCATAAATGGCTGATCCCAAACGTCTACCAGAGGGCCAAGTTAATCCAGGTGCAAAACCTGTATCGGCCTTTATTAATCCAGCTTCTATCAATGTTGCTGCACCAACTAAGTTTCCTAGTACTCCTCAACCGAAAGGAGTTCGTACTGTTTCGACTGGTGGTACAACTTATGTTCAGGGATATAACCAAGCAAAACAATTAGCTGAAGCTTTAGAGCCTTTTACTAAGCAGGCAATGGCTACTGCTGAGACAGTAGGTTTGAAATATGTCAGTTATAAAATTGAAGAAGGAGAAAGGAAAGCTTGGGAGGCAGAGGCAGAGGCAACTAAAGCGTTAATGAAAGCTGATGAATCTTTAGAGATTTCTCAAAATACGGCTGCAAAAAATAATAGAAAATTATCCAGCAAGGATTATCAAGCAGCTTTATGGGCTAAAGAACTTAATCCTTATACAAGGATAGGTATTCAAAGAGGACGGGCCAAAGTAGCTGCTGCTGAAGTCCCATTAGGAATGAGAGCTTTTGTTAGTGAAAGTGCAAATAAAATTAATTTTGATGATGGTGCTAATGGTTTAACTGCTCTTCAAGGAATTAGAGCGCAATATGTTAATAGTGTTTTTGAAAAACATGGTTTAAAAAAGAACGGACCAGGTGTAGATAAATATTTAATGCCTGTTATTGAGAAGACTTCAGAGAAGATTGCTAATGATATTTTTTCACAATCTATAAAATACAATGAAGAAATAAAGCCTCAATTACTTGCGACTAAATTAAAGCTGGCAATTAAACAGATTAATGGAGCTGGTGCATTTACTTTTAAAGGTGTTGATTATGTAAGGACTGAAGAAAATAAAGATGAATTTGAGAAGATTGCAAGGTTATATTTAGGAGCAATTATCAGAGAAGATGTTGCTGATGCGATGATGAGTAATGGTGGACAAATAAGAATGCAAGATGCTTATGAACTTCTCATAAAAGATACAACTTTTAATAAAATTCCAAACAATAAAATATTATTGGATTCTATTCAATCTGTTAAACAAGTTGAATTTCAGGGTCAAAAATTTGATTTAACAATAGGCCAAGCTTATGGAGGTTTAGAGATGCCTGATCTTGCAGCAGCAGCTTTAAAACAAAATACAGCAAAAGCAAAATCAATAGCGGGCGATTTTACTGTGGTTTTAGATAAAGGTTTAGATAATCTTGAAGAAGGTGAAACGGTTGAAGATGGAGTTAATAGAATTTTGGCTGAGTATATTGAATCACTTGGAGGAGAAGAAAACATACATCCACTTACGATGAATGCGATAAAAGAAGTTATATCAAAACATCAAAGAAGTTCAAATCAAGGAGGAGTCATTATTGAAGGCTTAGATCCTGAAGAGAGGCTTAATATTAATAAAGATATTAATAATTTGAATGGATCAGAATTTTTAGAAAACTATCCTCAGATTAAAGAAAGAATATTTAAGGTTGCTTCTGGAATGGAAGCTAAAGATGCTGATACATATATTAGAAGCACACTTAAATTACTTAATAGTAAAAGAGATAGTTTAATTCAATTATCAGATTATGATGATACTATTAATAAACTTGTAGATATAAGAGTTGCAGGTTTCCTGAAAAAAGTTTATGTAAGTGCTAACAATTATCCTCTTGATTATCCTCGATCACAAGAACTTCTAGAGGTTAAATTTAAGGAGAAAATTATCGAAGAAATCACACAAGCAATAGTTGATAATGGCGGCAAGATTTCTCCTACTCAAGCACAGAAAGTAGGTAGTGAAGCTATTACTAAATATATAAAAGATAATGCAAATGAGTTTTCTGAGTTATTCCCTGGTGCAAGTAAGGAAGGGTTAGACAGATTAAATCTTGGATTAGAACCTTCAGATTCTGTTGATCCTTCTAAGAGGAAAGATATAGTTATACCTGAAGGAGATAATCAAGGCAAAAAGGTGATTAGTTTATATGAATTTGATCAGATTGATTCATTCCCTGATCGAGCAAATATTCTTCGTTTATATGAAACAAGACCAATACTTAGGCTTGAATCTTTAAGAGAAGTAACAAAAGGGATTATCACTACAGGGGAAATTCCTTTGTCTTTAAAGAAAGCAAGAGTGGATTCATTGGCTCCTGATATTTATACATTTTTAATGAAACAATTTGAGCAATATCCTAAATATGATATTTTCAGTGATTTCACTCAAGATGAATTAAATACACTGAAAGATCAATTGGTATCAATGGGAAGTAATGAGAATAGCTTGGCAACGAAGATTGTAATGGAGACTACTCATCCGAATATTTCTGAAAGGAATGGTTGGTTAGATCCTTTTAACGACATTAAGGTTTCTGGTTTAAGGCTTCCTGGTGATCGTTTTCTTCATAACTGGGAGATCAAAATGCTTAGAGATACTTATACAAGAGATAAAAATTCAGGTCGTAGCTTGGATCATTACCACAAGTTCTATCCAGAACTTTTTGGAGAGTTAGAGACAAATTCGCTTAAAAGTGTGGGTTAATATCTACAGGGGTGGAAAAGTCCTGCATAATAGAGGAGACTGACTATGGATAAAGGAATCTGAGCATGAGTGATTTAAGACCTCTTTCCAGTGAAGAAGTAACTCCTAGCAATGTTTTTGTCGTTGAGAACGAGGAAAACAAAGAAGAAGAGACAGAAGGTAATTGGTTTTCAAGAGCATGGAATGGAGTGTCTAATTTCCTTCTAGAGACTCAAGGAATTTATAGAGATGCTGCAGGGGAAGTTCATCTTAAAAATAATTCAGGCAGTCGTGGAGGTCTTAGTGGAGCAGTAGAGAATGCTGCTGGTGTGGGCTATGGACAAAATAATATTTTAAATTTAACGGAAGGATTAAATACATCAAATTCTTTTAGTTATCCGATGTCTGGAATGGGTTCATCTCCTATTCCAAGCACTTTTGATTTTGATTTATCTATATCTCAGCCTTGGGTAGATAAGGAATCAGGTGAAGCAACTAAATGGGGTTTTCATCCAACACAGGCACAAATTTATAAAGCTGTTTCCATAGATCCTCTTTATGGGCTTGGTCAGAACTTAACTGGTCTTGCTCTTGAATTTTCTGGCAGTGAAAATAAAGATCCAAAGCAAACTTCATTTGGTAAGTTTTTAACGAAATCAAGAGAACAAGCTACAGATTTTGTAGGAGCAAAACAGGATTGGGAATTTAAAACTCAAGCGCAGAAGAGTGTTTTAAATGATATGTGGGCAACGGTTGGAGGTGTTGCATATACATCTGCTGGAATGGCTGCAGTTGCTCCTGCTCTTCCTTCATGGGCTAGTTTCTCAATGGTTCCTGGGTATGATTATTTACCTGGAGCAATGCAAAGTATATTTCGTTGGACTTCTTTATTAGCAATAGAAGAGGGTCTTAATACTGGTTTTGAAGACCGTAATATTTCAGGAAGTATTTTTGATTTATGGCCTGATCATCCTTTAGCACTAAAACCAGAGGACACTTATTCTCAGTTCTTATCTAAATCATTTACTGGCAACTTGACGACTGGTGGAGTGGTTGGTGGAACTTTGGGAACAATATTTCAAACACCTAATATTTTGCGTTATGTCAAAGAAAAAAATGTTTTAGATGAAGTTAGTGCGGCAAGAACATGGCTTGTAGAAAATAATTTTCAAGATAAAGATGGAACCAGATTTTTCAAGAACTCAGAGGTAGAGGTTAATGATCCAGGGGAACAAGTTTTAATAGATGCTTCAACTACTTCTAAATCTGAAGTTCTTGGTAGTAGTGGAACAGTAGGGAAAACGAAGCCGGAGAATGTAAATGAAGCAATAGCAACTTTGATTGAGAAACCAGAGGCAGATGTTGTTGTTAGAGCTATTGATGAATTAGATGATGTCAGTGCAGAAAAGATTGCTAGTTCAGAAGGTAAGGTTCTTGATCAGCTTGAGCTGGAAATAGAAAATCAAACCAAGGCTGTTGATGAGGATCAATTAGCTGAAGGAAGAAGAGTTGAAACAGATGTAAAAGAAGATATTAAATTTGACCAATGGAGAGAGAACACTCCTCAAAAATATAAAAAGATAGGCAAAGAAACAGATGCTTTAAATCAAGAAATAATAAAAGCTTATAAAGGTGAAAGCGACCAAGACTTAAATGTTTTATTGAAAAAGATTGATAATCATATTAATAAATTAACCAAAGAAATATATGATAAAAATCCAGCAGAAACAGATAGAGAAATACTTGAAAAAATTGTTTTAGGTTTTACAGAGAACAGGAATCGTATAGAAAATATAAAAAGACTTGAGCCAAAACTTAATTTTGGAGAAGCAGCATTTATTCCTGATGATTTGCTTTTAGGCAAGACAACTTATGGAATGGCAGAACTTGAATTTGGTTCTCGTATTGATCAAGCAGCTTGGCTAATTAGACCAGGAAGAAAAAAATATCCTCCAGTCACAAAACAAATTACTGAGTTAGCACAGAAGAATGGAATTGATCTCAATGAATTAAGAGCACACGGTACGAAAGTACATGAATCAATTAAAGCTCAAGTCAAAGATAAAACAGGAAGTGCTAAAGCAAGTCCAGACAATACAGCAGGTTTAACTTTCAGAGTTGATGATCAGAAATATGGTCGTGTTGTTGAGACTAAGAAAGCTCCTGATCCTGTTGTTTCTTATCAAGATCAATGGGCTTCAATGTCTTTTAAAGATCTCAAGAAGTTATCTAGTCCTAAAACAAATGAGGAGTTATTTAATTTAATTAGGAAAACCACAGGAAAAGAATATAGACAATTTACAAAGAAGGACATTATTGCTGGTTTACAGAAGTTAAGAGAGAAAGGAATTACAGTTAGGCCACAAAATACAACGCCAAAGTTAAAAGCTCAAAGGGAGGAGACTAAGAAAAAGATAGTTCAGAAAGCTATAGATCAAGGAGAAGTTAGAACATCTTCTACGAAGCTTGAAAAACGTGAGGAGTTATCTATTAATCCTGATAATGAGAATTTAACTGTTGAAGAAATCATGGCTCAGGAATTAGCTCTGGCTAAGAAATATCAAGCAGAAGACGCAGCGAAGCAAGCGGCATTGAAGGAAGCAGATCGCAAAGAGAGTGGTTATTATGATATGTCTTTAGAAGAGAAGAAACAGAGTGGTCTTTTAGATGGTTGGCAAAGACAGACGGAAGCTGAAACACGAATTGATGAGATTAAAACTAATCTTGAATATTTGAATGATGATATTGCTGTAGCAGAAAGAATGATTGAAGAAAGGCTTGAAAGGGGATTAGGTTTTAGTGAAGAATTTGATGAAGGTTTAGAAACTTTAAATATTAAAAAACGGGATTTAGAAATTGAATTGGCAAGATTACAAGGAGATGATTCAGTTGAATTTAAGTCATTAAAGAATATTAAACAGGAAGTAAGGATTATGAATTTTGATCCTTACATGGCGCGTGTGATGAAAAATAGAGAGGCTTTACAACAGATGCTTGCAGATTTAATCAGAAGGGTTGGTGGTGATGATGTTAAATTTAAATTTAAAGATGAGGTGAAGATTATTAAGGAAGCACCTGATGAATGGGGAGGTAAAGCTACTTTTGAAGCTGGTAAAGAAGCTGGTCATTATGATACTTTAAATGACCATATAACTATTTATGAAGTAACTAATGGATTGAAGATTAGTGAGATTCAAGAGAGAATTGGAACCGCAGTGCATGAACCTTTCCATCGTATTCAGTTTGGATATATGACATTAGAAGAGATGAAGATCTTCGATACAATTGATGGTCAGAAACGAATTAAATTGTTTAGTCAATTAAACCCAAATGTCAAAACAGAGTTCAATCAGAAAGCAACAGCGACAATAGAAAAGATGACAGTAGGTTTTCAGGAAGTTTCAATGTTGAGATTAAGTGGAATGGACCCTTTTGAGTTTGCTGTTACAAATAAAATAGGAACATGGTTAGATGCTAATTTTCCTAGACCTGATGGTAATTCATGGCAATTAGGTAAGTTTCATAATACTTTGACCACGATTGCAAAGGTATGGGATCGAATATTTGAAGTCGTTAGAGCGTTTGGTAATTATGCAAAAGGTAGAGGATTTAAGACAGTAGATAGTATTTATGAGGAGGCATTCTCTGGATTAATAGCAAAGAAAAGAAAGTTTAATAGTGCAGTAAATGTTATTTATGCTGAGATGGAATCTGCAAGGTTAATGGATAAAATTAATAAGAGAATAGATCTATTGAAAATTGCTCAAAAGTCAAATGATCCAGCAACATTGAAAAGAGTTAATGAGTTATATCAGAAAGATGTTTCTGAATTTGAAGCATTTAAAGCTAGAACTGATGATTTAGTTGCAAGGGCTAATGTTCTCGAAAGGTGGAAATCAGATAACGAAGGATTCTTGAATTTCGTAGATGATGCGATAGCGAAAAAGAAAAAACGAATTGACGATTTAAAAACTCAAGCCCTACAAGGAGGTTGCTAACCATGTCTAATTGCGACGACACTTTCCAGGAAATTCAAAAGCTTCACGGTGAAATCGAGAAGCTTGATTCATCAAGAACTTTCCTTAAAAAACTATCTTCTATCGAGAATAGAAAACCTAACACTTTCAAAGTTAGAGGTGTTGATGGAAATCAATTAGAGATTGATTTTGATCAATGGTGGTATCGAATGGCTAATGATCCTGAAGGGGTTGATGCTTGGGCTGAACGTGCTATTGGTCAAAGATCAAAGCCTGCAGGTGCAGAGGGAATGTTTGAAAATATTGATCAGTTAGTAAGAAATTTAGGAGAGGTTAATGCAAAAGAAATGCTTACAATGCTTCAAAGAAAGACAGGTGATTGGGAATTTTATAATCAACGAGATTTTAATCTTTTTACAGAAAAGATGGGTCCAGGGAAACTGAAAGCATTATTAGAAAAAGGGTTTAAAGATGCTGGTATTAATATTAAAGATGGCAAGTTTCAGAATCAATTAGATGCTGCAATCGCAGAAAATGTTGGTCCATTTTTAGGCATCTTAAATAATCAGACCAAGCTGCAAGTTTACGCAGACACAATGAATGCTGTTCTTAGGAAGCGTTTAGTAGATATAGCAGAAGAGATCAGGGTGAATGGAACTGTTTCCAAAGCAACTAAACAAGATCTTTTAAAAACTTGGGCAACGGCAATCTTTGCTCATCGTTCTCGCAGTATTGCTAAGAGAAGGTGGGGCCAAATGGGTCTTAATCTTCAGTTCTTAGGTAAACAAAACCCTGCTGAAATTAATAGTGTTTATAGAACAACAGGGAAAGCTGCAGCAGAAGAAGCACAAGAAATGGCAGAGGAAGTTCTTACTGCAACGACTGATGATTTTATGACCAAGGGATCGTTGATAACAAAAGTAATTGAGGCAATAGATAAAGGTACAAAGGGATTGGATGAATTAGAAGACATTCGGAAGGCAATTAAACTTGATGGTGCTGACCCGAAAATGCCTCTTGAAGATGGATGGGAAAGTGTATGGGAAAGGACAGCTCGTGCTTCATGGAAAGATTCTATTTTCTTTGCATTCAGTTCTCAATTTAAACACAACTGGTTGTCTCAAAAGATGGTTTATATGGCAGAAGGAATGAAATCGTTCTATGGAACGTCAATGGAATTAACAGATTGGCCATTTAAAAAATACACTCAACGAAATTTAGATTTACCTGAGATAGCAATACAAGGTGATTTATTTAAACCTTACGGAACAGAAGCAACACGAAATTATTTTCAAGCAATGTGGGATTCAGGGAAGATGCACCTAAGAAGTCATTTCTCTGTTGATGCTCAAATAAGACAAACATACCGAGAAATATTTGATCAACATTTTTTTAAAGGTGATACTCCTTTTGCAGGTGCAATTGACAAAATAAATAGTCCTAGAGGAATGATGACTGTTGATGAGCAATACAAAGTCGCAAAGAAGATTATGGATCAAAAAATTGATTGGCTTGGTGGACCTAAAACTGCAATGCAAGTAAGGGATAAATTCTTTACAGGGTCGAAGATATTTATGAATAATTTAATTGAAAAACAAACAGGCACAAGATTACCTGTTTGGTCTGCTTTGCAGATGTTCGCGGCGGTTGATCATCGTGCAGGTAAAAGAGCATTTTTAGTTCAACGTCACATGGATCTTTCTCTGGAAGCTGCTAGAGCAAATCCACATTTAGGACCAGAAGATTGGGCAACTATGGCTGGAGCTAAAATAGAAGAACAGTTATATCAAGCCAAGCCCAGTAAGCAGAATATTGTTGATTACCGAAAGCAGTTTGGTTTAACTGATGAAGTTAGTGATGACGAGATTGCTGCTGCAATTTCTATGGACAGAGTTGGTGCTCCTGTCTTGGCTCAACCAGAACAAGTTGCAGCGTATAAGAAATCATTCGCAATGCGTATGCAAAATAAATTAGAGGGTCCAGTCGTCGCTGGCAGGGATTGGGGTCTTGGTCAAGAAATAGAAGGAATAATGAGCAGAGTTAGATCAAGTGCTTATGGAGATGCAGTAGTACCTGTTTGGAGGAGTGCTGCAGCTCAGACTGTTTATGACATTGCTTTAGGTAATCCAGTGTTTACAACAGGCAAGCTTATGAAGGCTATTTATCACGGACACAAAGGGACTTTGACAACCAAGATGATGGTTGATGCTCATTCTGCTGCATTGACTTGGGCTTCTTTGACTGCAATGTGGAAAACTCTTTCTATGTCAGGAAATATTACTGGTAATGGGCCAGCACCAGGAAGTCCTGAATATAAAGATTGGAGAGAGAAAATAGCTAACGAAGGGAAAGTTCCAAATAGTGTTTTCGGTATCCCTTGGAATGTGGGTGGTATGCCTGTTTTGAATACATTATTTATGATGGAGGATACAGATCTTGCTGTTAAAAATGCACAAGCTAATAAATACGACTCCCAAAGTATTGCGGAAGCATTTTTAATTGTGGGTACGGGGCATTTAATGAGAATGCCTGGACTTAAACAGTTTCAAATGCTATCTGATTTCTTAGCTAATCCAAGTCCAAGTGCTTTTGGTCGTTTGGCTGGTTTCTTAGGTGCAGCTCAAAATCCAATAGGAGGGCAACTATCTGGTTTAGGAAGAACAGTAGAAGGAATGACGGGAACAAGTCGCAGTGATCTTTATCAACCAACAGGATCAGTTACTCCAGAAACTAAGCAATTAGAAGATCTAGTTTGGAATCCTCAAGACATAGATCATCCAATTAGTAAATTAGAAAATTTTTTAAGGAACGTTGCTTACAATACTTCTCCCATAACTGCTGCTGCAATGGGAGTACCAAAGAAAGAATACACTTGGTTAGGTCGTTCTATTGCTAGGCCTGATGGGCATGTAGGTGAATGGTTAGTTGGTCAGCCTGGCCTTTGGGGCAATGGAGATGGTACTTACAAGGTTGAAAAGATTCTTGATCAACTTGGTTTATTAGAAGTTCCAGAAGTTATAACGAATCAAAGAGTTGGTGATATTCCTATTACGGTTGATTTGACAAAGGAATTAAATTATGAGATTGGTCATATAAAAGGTAGCGAAGCTTTTGGTTATTCTGGTGATCCTGCTGCAATCATTTCCGGTACAGATAAATTTGGTTTTGTGAAAAAACTTTTAAGTTTTACTGGACAAAAACTTGATGGTAATGAAGTAATAGATGAATCAACAACGATTGACATCATTCAAGTTTTAGATGAGGCAGTACGAGGTAATACCGTAAGAGAAGCAATGAATCATATTATTGAAAGTCCTGCTTGGCAAAGACTTGAGACACTTGATGAAGGTAGATTTTCTATTAATAATAAAAATCACAAATTCCCATTAACTCCTGAACAAATTCGTAATCAGCCAGGTGCAAAGGTATTAAAGATCTTGAAAGATTTTTATGTAGATAAAGCGACAAGGAAAGTTCTTTTATCTGACCATCCACACGCTAAAAACTATCAAGAGAGATTAAAAGCAATAGTTGAATCTGATGTGCTGAATGACATCCAAAGAGATCAAGCGGTAGCAGAGAGTGCTTTCTACGGGAACTAGATTAAATAAAGATTACTAGCAGAAAATCACGATTCAAGGCAGAATAGGGGCTACGTCCTTGTAGTTCTCCAGAGATGTAATGGCATTTTCATTTGAAGAAAAGACAGGTAACGGTAGCACCCATACTTACACCTTCACTTTTAACTACATTCTTAAAGACCATGTAAAGCTCTTTTATACGCGAGATATACTTGCAAACACTCAAGCTTCTACGCTTGTTTCAGGAACTGATTATAACTGGACTGCTGATAAAAGTATTCAATTAATAGGTTCAACACTTAATTCAGGTACAACAACAGGACAGCCATATAATTTGCCGAATGGAACCAAGTTAATGATTGAGAGGCAAACGCCTGATAGCTCTCAAATTTCTACTTGGCAAGATGGATCGAACTTAACTGCAGAAGCTTTAAATAATGCTGACTTACAGAATTTATATGTTGTCCAGGAAGTTCAGGACAAACAGGATTTAAGTTCAGCGAAGGCTATTGCCTCTGAAACTGCAAGTAATACAGCAACGAGCAATGTAACTACATTGACAGGTACACAGTTCAAGTCTGATGGCACTGTGCCGATGACTGGAAACCTAAATGCTGGAAATAATAAAGTTATTAATGTCACTGATCCAACTAACGCACAAGATGCAGTAACAAAAGCATACCTAGAACGTACTGGCAGCATAGCTTCTGCCCAGATCGTAGATGGAACAATTGTTGATGGAGATGTTAATGCTAGTGCTGCAATATCAGGATCGAAGTTACAGGCTTCTTCTGGGTCTAATGCAGGAAGCATGTCTTCTGCTCATTATTCAAAGTTAGAAGGAATAGAAGCTTCGGCTACTGCTGATCAAACTTCTACGGAAATAAAGAGTTCATACGAATCTAATTCAGATACCAACGCTTACACAGACGCAGAGAAAACAAAGCTCTCTGGAATTGAAACCAGCGCAACCGCCGATCAATCTGCTAGTGAAATCAAGTCGTCTTACGAAAGTAATAGCAATACCAATGCGTTCACTGATGCGAATAAAACTTTAGTTGATGCGATTTCTGCAACTGCAACAGAGATTAATTACACAACGAATGTCACTTCTGATATTCAGAGTCAGATCAACAACAAACAACCACTTGATTCTGAGCTAACAACGCTTGCAGGGATGACTTCAGCTACAGCTTCAAAGTTAGCTGCTGGTACGAACTTAACTTCAGATATTGCAGATCTAAACCAAGTTGATGGATTAACAAAGCAGACAACAATCTCTGATAGTGACGCTTCATTCCCTACGTCTGGAGCCGTTGTTGATTATGTCGCTGCACAGATTTCACCTTTAGGTGGATTGGAAGTTGTAGCTACTGAGGTTGCTTTTCCTAATACACAGCCTGCGTCTGGTGTAGTTATTTCGATTAGTGACGCAGGTGGAGTTGTTATTAATGGATCAGGAGTTAGTACAACAGGCAGGACAGTTGGTGGTGCAACGATAACTATTAATGGATTCCCTTCCAGTCTCCATAGCGAAACCTTAGTTGCTGGTGTTGGCTTAATGGTCAGCTCTACTGGCTCTAGTCAAACTTATAACTACCATAAAATCCTTGGAAAAGAAGATGATATTAAACAGCTATCAGATGATATTAATGATTTTAATGCAAGATATAGAGTAGGAAGCTCTAACCCTTCAAGTGCATTAGACGCTGGAGATTTATTCTTTAATACGTCTACATCAAAACTATTAGTTTATAACGCAACTAATACTGCATGGGAAGAAGCACAGTCCATT